GGTGGCTCTATTGTTATAGTGATGACTCGCTGGTCTCAACGCGACCTGACAGGCCAAGTGCTCAAGGCCGACGCCCAACGGGGCGGCGAGGGATGGGAAGTGATTGAGTTTCCGGCGATCTTACCTTCGGGTAAACCCTTATGGCCTAGCTTTTGGTCTTTAGCTGAATTGGAAGCCCTACGGGAAGAATTACCTAACGGCAAGTGGCAAGCGCAGTATCAACAGAACCCAGTGGGTAACGAGAGCGCTATTATTAAGCGCGACTGGTGGAAGTGGTGGGAGGAAGACAATCCCCCTGAATGTGAGTACATACTTCAGTCTTGGGATACTGCGTTTGAGAAGAACAACCGCGCTGACTATTCTGCGGGCACGACGTGGGGGGTATTCACCCACCACAAAGACAACCAGAAGTACTTAATCCTATTAAATACATATAAGAAGCGCGTCGAGTTCCCTGAACTGAAGAAAGATGTGCTACGAGAGTACAACGAGTACGAGCCAGACACTCTAATAGTAGAGAAGAAGGCGTCAGGTGCGCCGCTGATCTATGACTTGCGGGCGATGGGCATTCCAGTCAGTGAATACACGCCGGGTAAAGGTCAAGATAAGTTTGCCCGTTTGAACTCTGTTAGCGATATCATCGCCTCTGGCAAAGTGTGGGTTCCACGCACAAGATGGGCTGAAGAATTGGTCGATGAGATTGCATCTTTCCCGTCAGGCGAGCATGATGACTTGGTTGACTCAACTACACTTGCACTGATTAGATTCAGGCAGGGTGGGTTTTTACGGCTTCCGGTAGATGAGCCGGATGACATAGTTTATTTCAAAGGTCGCCGCGCTTCTGAGCGGTACTATACAGTGTAAGGAAACGATATGGCAGTAGGAATGATGGATAGAGGTTTGTACCAAGCCCCCCAAGGTCTACCCACGGATGACATGGGTCCTGAGTTGGAGATTGAGATCGAAGACCCTGAGTCCGTAAATATTGGACTGGGCGATATAGAGATCCAACTAAAGCCCGAGAAAGAGACAGCAGATACTTTTGACGCCAACCTTGCCGAGTATATGGATGACGGCGATTTATCTGGTCTAGCGGAAGAATTAGTAAGCGACTTTGATAAAGACATCATGGATCGCAGAGACTGGATCAAGACTTATGTAGACGGTCTTAAATTGCTGGGTCTGAACTACGAAGAGAGAACAGAACCTTGGCAGGGCGCTTGTGGTGTGTTCCATCCTATGCTCACCGAATCCGTAGTACGCTTCCAAAGCGAAGCCATGATGGAGACGTTCCCAGCGATGGGTCCTGTGAAGACACAGATCGTTGGCGCCATCAACTTACTTAAAGAAGAAGCAGCCGCACGCGTACGCGAAGACATGAACTACCAGCTCACCGACGTGATGACTGAGTACAGACCTGAGCACGAGAAGATGTTGTGGTCACTACCACTAGCAGGTAGTGCGTTCAAGAAAGTTTACTTTGATCCAAACAAGGGTCGTCAAGTAGCGGTGTTTATTCCAGCAGAAGACATCGTTGTGCCATACGGCGCATCAAGTATTGAAGACGCTGAGCGGGTTACCCATGTAATGCGCAAGACTGAGAATGAGGTCGCTAAGTTACAAGAGGCTGGGTTTTACGCCGACGTTGATTTAGGTGAGCCGGGCTATGAGTTAGATGATATTGAGAAGCAGAAAGCGGAAGAGACTGGCATGTCCGCCACTCAGGACGACCGCTTCCGCATCCTTGAGATGCACGTCAACTTAGACTTAAAAGGGTTTGAGCATACAGATAAGAAGGGCCGTGAGACAGGTATCGCATTACCGTATGTTGTTACCATAGAGAAGACCTCACGCACTATCTTAGCTATTAGGAGAAACTGGTATGAAGATGACGTCCTGCACACCAAGCGACAGCACTTTGTCCACTACCAATACATCCCCGGTTTTGGCTTCTATGGTTATGGTCTTATCCACCTTATCGGAGGCTACGCGAAATCAGCAACGATGCTTATCCGCCAACTTGTTGACGCGGGCACTCTATCTAATCTCCCCGGAGGACTTAAGTCGCGAGGACTTCGGATTAAAGGTGATGACACCCCGATCCAACCCGGAGAATTTAGGGACGTAGATGTCCCTTCCGGAAGCATCCGTGACAACATCTTACCGCTTCCATACAAGGAGCCTTCACAAGTTTTGATGGGCTTGTTCCAGCAGATCGTGACCGAGGGTCGCGCGTTTGCATCGAGTGGAGATATGAATGTCTCCGACATGAGTTCAAACGCCCCTGTTGGTACGACTCTCGCTCTGTTGGAGCGCACACTGAAGGTAATGACGGCTGTTCAAGCCCGACTGCACTACGCGATGAAGCAAGAGTTCAAACTCTTAAAAGTGATCATTGCAGACTACACGCCAGAAGAGTACGACTACGAGCCAGAAGACGCAGGTCGCAAGGCTAAGAAGTCTGACTACGACTCTACAGATGTGATTCCAGTTAGCGATCCAAACGCCGCAACAATGGCGCAAAAAATCGTTACATATCAGGCTGTTTTACAGCTTGCTCAGACAGCACCACAGTTGTACGACATGGCACTTTTGCATCGTCAAATGATTGAAATTTTAGGCGTAAAAAACGGCGAAAAACTTGTTAAAACCGAGGAAGACGCAGTACCTACAGACCCAGTGCAAGAGAACCAGAACTTGCTTACTGGTAAGCCCGTCAAGGCGTTTATTGAGCAAAACCACCAAGCGCACATCCAGACCCACATGTCTGCCATACAGAACCCCAAGATTCAGCAGTTAATGCAGATGAATCCACAGGCTCAGGCAATCATGGCAGCGGCTATGGCGCACATTAACGAGCACGTAGCCCTAGAGTACCGCCGTCAGGTTGAAGAAATGATTGGTGCTCCGCTTCCCGGCGAAGAGCAAAACAAACACATGGCTCCAGAGATGGCAGACCAGATTGCGATGGCAGCAGCCAAAGCATCACAGCAAATATTGCAACGCGACCAACAACAGGCCGCTCAACAACAGGATCAACAACAGATGCAAGACCCATTGGTTCAAATGCAGATGCAAGAGTTGCAGCTTAAAAAGCAAGACTTGGAACTTAAAGCGAAGAAACAAACAATGGACGCTGCAGCTAAAGCTGACCAGTTGGAAATTGAGAAGTCACGCATTGAAGCCCAGATGCAAATTGCGGCTATGCAAGTGGGCGCTACTGCCGCAGGTAAGCGAGATCAGCTTGCTAAACAGCAAGAAACCGAAGGTGTACGGATAGGGATTGACGCTGCTAAACACAAAGCACAACTTGCTACCCAGCTACACACCGCTCAGATACAGGCGGCTATGCAAGAACGCAATAAGAAACAACAGCAAACGCCTAAAAAAGGTAATAAATGAGCAACCAAGCGTTTCAATACTTAGCCAAGGAAGTTGACAAACTCCGTGGCGATCAAATTGCCTTCCTTGCTGGAGGAGGTGCAAAAGACTTTGCCGAGTATCGGCATGTCTGCGGGGTCATCCGGGGTCTGACTCATGCAGAACAACTTGTCAAAGACCTCGTGCAAAAACTGGAGTATTCCGATGAGTGAGTTTGATGTTTCCGCTGTAGACCTGTCTGGCATTCTCAATACGAGCAATGAAGACAAAGCAAAGCAGTTGCCCGATCCATCTACCTATTACATGCTGACTGTCGTTCCCGAAGCGATGGAAGAGTATTCAGATAGTGAAGTTGGATTGATAAAAGATAGTAAGACCATGTACTACGAAGAAGTGCTGACCCCAGTGTTGTTTGTAGTGAAGATGGGACCAGATTGCTATTCAGACACTACCCGTTTTCCAAGCGGAGCTAGTTGCAAAGTTGGCGATTTTGTTGTCGTCCGCCCCAATTCAGGCACCCGCTTGAAGATTCACGGTCGTGAGTTCCGCATCATCGCGGATACCTCAGTCGAGGCCGTTGTTGAAGATCCGCGCGGAATTACCCGTGCTGCATAAAAAAGGATAAATCATGAAAGATGTATTTGAGCTACCCGATCCTGATAAAGAGGATATTGCTGCTGAAGACGAAAAGTTTGAAGTAGAAATTGAAGACGATACCCCACCGGAAGACCGACGTCGCAAGCCGATGAAGGAGCCGGTCGAAGACCCGACCGACGACGAGTTATCCTCGTACGACGAGAAGGTACAGGCGCGTATCAAGAAGTTTACTCGTGGTTATCACGACGAACG